ATAAAATATCAGATGAACTATGCCACTTCTGAAGTTTGTAACAAATTTATTTCCCCTAATGTCAAAAGAATCATAACCAGCAGAATTTGGGGTGAATTCATGCAATGGAGGAGGAGCACTATAAAACTCCCAGTTATCTGCATAGTTAACATCACACTTGCCTCTGGCTGATATGTTCCCTGGTTTTAGCAGATAGGACTTAGTATAAGACCTAGCCACCTCATTGTTTGTTTTATAAACAGCTTGAATCAATTCAGGCATACACTCGGGACATCCTGTTGTGCATTCAAGATTTGTACAAGGCTGTCCATTTGATACAACAGGACTCACCTGAATTGTTGTAATATCAGCTGCTTGAGAATAGAAAGAATTTGCTGTCTGATATGGGTATTGGGGAATCTCTGTACACATCCATGCTTCTCTTACAGCATAAAAGTTGTCAGGAAGCCTTGCTTCAAAGTCATCCACATACAGAGTTTGTTCGCTAATTACATAACTAGTTCTACCCAGCTTTCTAAGACATTTGTCTAGATAGGTGGGGAACATCAAATCATCTATTGCTCCTGTATCAAAATAGCTCTTGAGCTCTTCCTTTACAGTGGAATAAACGACTTCAGGTGTTGTAAAATTATACTTGTAGTAGTATGACATTTATTTTATTTTTTCCATTCACGATAAATATGTTGATATTTCTCGTTGGTTTTTATGTAATGAGACAGTAATCTGGACGTGGTTCTTGTAGGTTTGAAATACCACAACTCTGTATTCTTGAGTCTTGCGGTTTCTTTAAACCAAACCCATCCAAAGAAATAGCCTTCTGTATGAAAATTAAAATTGTAAATCACCTTTCCTTTTTCCTTGGTCTTTTTCCAATCTATAGGAAGGTTTACAAACTCATCATTCAATCCTTTCTTCTTCCTTCTTTTCTTTTTATTGATTGAGAACTCACCAAAACCAAAAGGAAGCTTAGCTCTTTCTCCTGTCTCTAGTATGTAATTTTTAAATGACTCGTTGAACAAATAGATGATATTCTTCCACTCATCAAATGATATTTTTATGGAAGGATTCTTTTTGCAAAAGTTTATATAGTTTTCTTTACTGGAACTTCTCCAGTCAATCTTCACTCTCATTATTGGGTATTTGTTGTGTTAGGAGCTTGCCCATCCACTCCTTCTGAAGTTTGATCAGTTTTAAGTCTAAAGTAGGTGTTTAACATTTTTTGAGAAGTTAGTTCTAACACTTGCTTCTCTAAGTATCCAGGTAAGGCATAAGGTTTGTCAAGTGGATTCTTGCACCACTCTTCGTCAGTGTATTCTATTCCTCCACATCCGCACTCAGGAAACATCATCTCATTAGGAACATCTGTTTCAAACAGTGCAGATATTCTAATAGACTGAAGTAGTGGATTACTTACATACAGATAGTCATTCATTATCCAGTAGTAAGTTTCTCTTTTTATCACTGGAAGTTTTATGAGATTTACATACCTGTTTACAGTGATTTCTTTAAACTTTGTTCCTCTACCACTCATAGCGTTTATAGAATAAACACCCTGAATTATGTATTGATAGTTACCTTCGGCTATACGAGGAATCTTGTATTTAGTTCTTGCAACAGTGCAAGGATCTACAAAATCACAACATTCAGAAATAGGAACTTCTACCATCTCAAGACAAGAAATGGTAGTGAACAAAGTATCAGTAGCCCAAAGCTTTCTGAGGTTTGTTTCTCTCTTAATTAACAATAGAGAGTTATTTTTGATCTCAGACGCAATAGCTCTATCTGTGATAAGGCTGTCGGTAGACAATACCTTATGCATAGAACGCACATCTGAAACAAGTTTTCTTAGTGTTGACATTATAAATACTGTTTGAATATATTTGTCATTCCTTCTTCAAAGTCTATCAAGAATGCTGTCACTTCAGCTCTTGAAGTGGTGTATCCATTCTTGTCATCCCAGGAACTCTTAGCATTTGAAAATGCAGGGATTTGGTAAAATTTAATTCCATTGAAGTCTTGGCTCAATTCATGGTGTTTATCACCAGTGAATATGTAGAAATTATCATGCCAGGACCATTCTTCTTTATATTCCATTGGGAACAAAGCAGCAAGTTTAGCAGGCTTTATAGCATCCCCATGGTTAAACATCATGGCTGTAGTACCATAACTTGTGTACTTTCTATAATTTGGAGAATCATCAATACTGATCCTACTAATGTTTCTGAAATAGGTTTTCAACCATTTCACCATGTGCCACCCCACAAACTCATCATGATTACCTGGAACATAGATGACATGTAAGTAATCACACTTTTGCAGAAGAAGATTTATTACACTCACTTCATGGTCACAAATCCTAGAAAATGATTCGTGGTATTGCATGATGTTTTGCTGAGGAGTGCCTTTTGTTGTAGTTCCAGTGAACTCACTATTGAATTCATCAGATCCGATTATGTAGTAGATTTCTTCTAGATTATTGGACAGTTGAGCTTGATTTATAATGATTTCAATCTTTTCTACAAATGCACCAAATCTGTCTTCTACATCATTAAATCCATCAACATCCAATTTATTAAGATGAGAGTCTTGTTTATTTATAATAAGACATCCATTAGATTTTTCTGTCTCATATTTAGGACTCATCACACTTGGAGAAAGGGGCTTATAGTTTTCCAGGAAGTCAATGAATGAGTCCTGAAACTCTTGCTCATTGGATTTTTTACCAAGCCAAGCTTTTACCTGCCAGTGAGGTTGTTTAGCATTTCCCCAATAGTTCTGGACATATTTAGTTATTTCCCACTTATTTGTGTCAATCTTACACTTCTCAATAAGATCTTCCAGAGATCTGATTTCTTCAGGAGAATTAAATACCACCTCTCCTGTTCCCTTTAGCACATCTTCTTGAAATCTAATTACAGCTTCTTCTAGCTCCTCAATATAACTTGCTGCCTCAGCTTCATCATTTATACTGCTTCCGCTCCTAAGTTCCCTCAATAAATCATTAACCTCACCCTCTGTAATTCCCAATTTATCTGCGTAATACTTCTTACTTTTCTTCCAATTCAGCATCTGCTGAAGTTGTTCTAAAAGATGCTGATTTCCCAACATAGGATTTTGTTTGGTTAAAATTGCAGTAAAGATAGAATTCTTTTTGAAATTCTCCAAATTTATTTAATTAACCAGGTTATCTATTATAATCAACTTGATTATAAATAAAAACCCCCAGCGTGGAAACGCTAGGGGAGAAATCCTGTAAAACCAACAAAACAGGATTTTAACAAGATTGTATGTCTGTGATCTCACCTAATCCTCCTGTCACTTGACATGTTATATTTAAAGTTGTATTATGATACCAACCATCTATAACAGGATTAGTCATTGCGTAGTTTTGATATAAGAATGTTCCGATAACAGGAGGAATTGGATCTGTGGACCAACGTGTTGTTGAAGGACCAGATGCTCCACAAGAAGCAGCATAACTAATACCATATAAAGCACCGTATGCATAAGGACCAGGAGCGTCTGTGGTAGTTGTAGTTGTAGTAGTGGGAGCTTCAGTTGTAGTAGATGTAGTAGTAGTGGTTGTAGAACATGCATTAACAAGTGTACAAAAAGTCACTTGTAACGATGGATTGTTTTGAATTGTATAAAGAAGGGTTTGAACTAGTGTTACAGGATCAAATTCTTCGTCTATTTTTTGTAAAACAACATTTAAATTATCTCCTGTATCCACACCTGTATTTGAAAGGTTTGGACCATTATATGTAATATTTCCAGTATTTAATATAAAGGAACTAAGCCAACCATTATCACATTTCTTTGGAAATGTCATTTTTACAGGAGTGCAGGGATTACAAGGAGTGCCTGGATAGCAAGCCATTTATTTAAATTTAAGGGATGTACATAATATAGTAACAAGCAAGAACAGGTTGAATGTTAGCATGAGCTAATCCACCACCTGTAGACGCATTAGAAACAGATATAGAGCCTTGTGTACCGCCTGATCTACCAACTGTAGGAACAGTTGGACTAGAATTCATAGTATATTCCAATTCAGTTGGAGAAGCTAAATTAAGAGCTCTTGCAACATAACTTGTAGCATCTACAGTAGAATCTACAGTGTTTACAACATCAGCATATTCAAAGTGATAGTGATTATCTGTAACAGTAGCACCATGAGTGTGAGAAGGAATTTGTGTTGCGTCAAGAGTGATTGTATTTGCTCCAGTGACATCACCTACAGCATAGTTAGGATTACCTGGTGTAGCTGGATTTACAGCAGCATTTAGAGCACCTCCAGGTACAAGCTGAATTGCTCCAACTGGAACCCTTCCACGCTTATCTGGTGTACCGTTCTGCCCATTACACAAATAGATATTTACCCAATCTCCAAGACCAGCACCTGTTGCATCAAAGTTAGAAAGAGAACCATAATACTCTACAACCGTATATGGAACCATCTTTGTGTAATACTGTGTAGATGAAGCTATACTATCTAGATATGCTTGGATGAGATCATTCAAGTCTGCAATCTTTACATAGTTTGTGTCTACATCTAAAGCAAGGGCTGCCAAACTTGTATCTATATCACAGAGTTTTGTAATAACAGCCTGCAAGATAGCATGTGTACCTGAGTTAGAACTCACTCCAGTAAGACACCCTACTGAATAACTTGCTTCAATTGTATTAACTCTACCATCCAAAATATCTACTTGTTCCTGTATATCACATGCTGCTTGAATTAAAGCAGTTATGTAAGCATTTAGATTAAACTCTCCACAGTCTGGGAGATATTTACTAACCACCTCACACAGAATAGATTGATTTATGATGGGAATAATAGAAACGCCAGTGATGGCATTTGTGAGAAATTCTATCAGAGATGCTTCCACCAAAGATAGTGAATCACCGTTTTGAATACCTAAGGCAGGAACATCAAGTCCTGTATATTTGACGCACCTATCAGATACAATCTCGGCACATCCGTTATAGCAATTTGAACAAGCCATTTTTAATTTTATTTATGGATTAATACTTTTACTCTACTAGCTATCTCATTTATGGTGAACGGTGGTGCATAATCTCCATCACAATATCTATACCTTAGTATTCTTTTGTAATTAAGAAGATCATCTAGCACTGTCCCAGGGAGAGGATAGTTTAGGGCGAACACAATGTTATTGTATTCATTATTTGCCAACTCTGCTATCTTGCAATCAATTTCTGAAAGAAGAACAGTTATAGTTGTGCACTCAATACAGTTTGTAAGCCTTGGTGATAACATTTTTTATTCTTTGTGCTGCTGTTTTCAATGCATTATTACATGCTGAACACAGGCCATTAATTAATTGACATCCACAACCAACTTTCATTCCGCAGTTTCTACAGTTTGCCATATCAGTTAAAATTATTTATGTAATTATTACCGTAACAATTGCAGTTGTTCCTGATAAAGTTATCAAGCATTCTATTTGCCTGTGCATACAACTTATTTGATGTAGCAACAGCACAATTGTTTGCAGCAGCAATTGCTCCCTGGATGAAGTAATAGATGCTATTCAAATCAACTTTCTGTTGCTTTTTAATCGCAGCATCACATTCCATCATATCTAATTTCATAAACGCAGAATCAAATTTTTCCTGAAGCTTATCAACACGAATGATGGTTTTTTCTACGTAGTTCTGATACGCAGGAGTAACAGAATATTTAATGTAATACACTCCATCAGGTAAGGCAATAAGTGGTTCTCCCACAGCAGTGATGCCCAGAGACTGAGAAGTGTAGATATTAAAGTCGTTAATATTGAACGGCAGACTGACATCTCCAAAACCAGGAACATTCATTTCAATAGTGGGAGCTGTAACAGTACTTGGGTAGGTGGACGCATCAGCAATACCCAACGTTTTAACATTATATGTTGGAATTACTAATATGTCTAATTTAAGATCTGCCATGTTATTCTAAATAAATAAGCCAGAGGATTTGAGATTGAATCCTCTCACCCTCTGGCTTAGGTTATATGATAATTGTTTCTTCGTCTACTATTAAGGAACCAAGGTAGTAGTTGTAGAAGTGGTTGGCCATACAGTTGTGGTGGTAGATGTTGTAGTGATACAAGCATTATCATCAGCAACTACACCAAGACCAGCTTCAAGAACAGCTTGGATACCTGCAGTGAGAGATTGAGGAACTGCAATGATAACCATAGAGTCTTCCTTAATATAGTCACCCCAAGAGTAAACAGATTTGTCATACTCGTTGAACTTGATATAGAAGCTATCATAGATGGTACCATCAGTTACCCAAGACTCAAAGTTCTCGTTGTAACCAGCCATCCTGTAGAGATGCTTCAAATATCCAGCTTGGTAGCTATAGTAGTTCTTCTCCAATTGCTTCACCTCATCAGAAGTACCTGTAGCATAAGAAGCACGCTGAGTAACCTGAGCGTCAGCAACGATGTTACAGCTATCTGCTACGATGAAGTCAGCAGTTGTTGCAGGACCACTGTACACGAAGGTACGGAACCACATCCTATCATACTCATGAGGGAATGCAGCAACGTCACAAGGCTGACCATACCTAGTAAGAGGCTTACCAGAAATACGGAGGATAGCACTTGCATCATTACCAATCCTTTGGAATTGATAGAAGTCGTTAAAGTTAATGTTGTCTGGGTTGTTACCAGGAGCTTGTTGCTCAAGCTTCAGAATGAACTGGTCAATCAGAGCAGGAACATCAACATCAGTACAAGGATCACCACCGCAATCGCAACAAGGAGCTTGAACTGTTACGGAGCGAGTGAAACCATTGAAGTACAGAGTATCCAGGTAAGAAGAATGTGCACGAAGTGTAAGAGTTACAACATCACCACATTTTACAGTCCAACCAGATACGTCAGTAACTTGGGTGGCAGGAGTACCACAACCGCTCACCTTGTACCATTCGGTAACATTAGACTTACAAGAAGATCCTGTAGGGCAACCTGCGATCTTGTCAGAACGCTTGGAACCTTGAAGATATGTGTTTGTTCTACCTTGAGCCAAATAGAAGTATGGTTTAGCAGTGATGTTACCAGCGTTAGCCACTGTGTAATCACTCCTAAAGATACCAAACTGTCCTGCGGACAGGTCTTGCGTAGAACCAGAGCTAGGTAGAGAATTGCCCACTGGAACTACGAAGAGCGTAGTTAAAGAGAAATCAGCCATTTTGTGCTTATTTTAATGATTAAAAAACTTATTCGTTTGTCTGTATCCTGTATATGCTACTTTGGACAGCAGACTGATTTTCTGTGTACATTGCGAGATTTTGAACTGTCAGGTCCAGAAGTTCATCTTCCAGGTAAGCTTCAAGTTCACAGTCTACATTTGTAGAAGGAGTTCCATCAAACTTGATGTATCCTTCCTTATCAATGTACACTGGATATCTCATGTACGATATGTAAATTTTTGTGGGGGTAAATGTACCATCTGTAAAGATTGATATCTCGTCAGATGATATAAAGTTAAAAGTTTCTTGGTATTCAAAAGAAGGTTTGTAATGATCGTTGTTCAAAAGAAGTGACAAGTCACCATGTTTTGCAAGATCTTTATTTATCCAAATCTTTCTATCCTTACATCTACCTTTGTCAGCCAATACATAACTATCAATATAGAACATGTATTTAGGATCTAACTCATGCAAGTATGCAAACCACTGATTTAGTTGTGTGTTCTTTAAAGTTAACGTCAGGGGTTGGTGAGCATAATTCACCACCAAACTTTGGAGATCTTCATACCTTTTCTTAAAGGAATCCAATCCTAAACCAGATACCGTACTGAAACCATCAACTTTCTGTTTTATTAGCTTGATCTGAGCTTCATTCAAAGCTAAAATCTTATCTTCCAATTGGATCTGCTGATGTTCGTTAGTTGATAGTTTATTTAGTTTCTGATCTATCTTGTATAATAAACTATCTACAGGGATCATACAGCTGCTAATTTTTTACTTTTTAGTTTTTGTTCCAATGTGATGAGATCATCTTGATTGTCATCATCAGCAAGGTATTTCACAAGTGCTTCCTCATCTGCAGCCACTTCAAATTCACCTTCGTAAATCTTTCCGTTTGGCTTCATTCTATAGACAGAATGAGTGAGTGCTTGTTTAACCAAATCTTTAATATGGAGTAAGTTTTCCTTCATATCAGCAAACCTTCCAAATATTTCTACTGGATTCAAGCCTTGGTACTTACCATTCTTGAATTCTGTTTGCTTAAGAAGATTATCCACTTGATTGTATACAGCTTCTTCCTTAGTGTCTTCTGTAACAGGGAGTCCTAACAGACGTGCAACCTTTCTCTTCTTTTCTGGAGTCATTGCATCAAACTTAACAATAGCTTTATTGATAAGTTGTTTCTTTTTGAACATCACCGCATTCTCAATGTCTTCATCAGCTACATAGAACTGAGTGTCTGCTGGGTATTCACCACGCTCCCAAGCTTGGTAGCTAGAAGCAATTGTAGGATGAACCCTGAGCCATGCAAATGCAAGTTCTTGAAGAGGAACAGATACATCGAAGAAGTTATCACCGTCAATCAGTTTCACAGGCTGTACATGCAATGTATCATCTGTTGATGTAGCTAGTCCGTAGTTCCAGAATTTAGAACGTGGACCAAGATCAATTCCTCCAAGAGCATCTTGAAGTTTTTGACGCAACTCTGTTACACGCTCAATCTCAATCTCCCTTTCAGTGGGATCTGAGATTCTACGAATGTAAGCAGCATTAGGATCAAGTCCTGTTCTGTATTGACCATCAAGTTCCTTATAAGGATACTTAAATACACCTGTTCCAGGTATCCTAGTCAATCCTCTGTTAGCTAGTCCGCTTTGCATTGTTTGCAGCTGTGAGCTGTTATACTCCTTCTTAATAGTGGAGATTTTTCCAACTTTACCCATATGTAGTTTATTTTCTTGGTTTGTTTGCAGATGGTCCCCATCGAAGGGAATGCATTTACGCACTTGCGCAAATCATCCATCTGTAGGTTGAGATAGAGCCCCCGTTAGGAGGGGTGGGGGCTCTTCTCGAATATAAGACCCAGGCTGGGACAGTAGACGTAGGGAACTGTCCTGGGTACTGTTGTTAGAATTGTGGGATCTCTTCAATCAACACTGTACGAGACAGGTCTTCAATGAATACATCACAACGGTCCTTCATCCAGATTTCGTATCCAGGGAATTTGTTAGCAGAGCTCATACCCTGAGACTTAGCAAAGCCCAAGTGGTGGCGAGTTCCATCAATATAACCCCAAGTCATAGAAGGAGCACCCTTCATACGAACTTCACGGATGTTGTTAACCATAGAACCATCAGACATTGGAGATACGTCAAACACCATGAATACAGGGGTAGACTTCTTGTTCTGACCAAATTCCAGGTTAGATTGAGGCAGGTCAAGTTCTTTCAGGTGAATCAGTTCAACACGACCAGTCTCACGAGTAACCATTGCATCGAATGCAAAGTTGTAAGTGATGTGCTGACCTTCGCCTTGGAGATATCTGTTACCAGAATCAGCCATGAAAGTAAGACCAGAGTTAAGAGCGTCATTCTTCAAAGCTTGTTGGAATACATCGAAACCAGCTTCGTTAGTGTACATTTTAACACGACGATCTTTAACATCCACCCTTCTGTAGAACAAATCACCAAATACAGAACGGATCAAGTTAGCAGAGAATTCACCACGGTTGTACTGTACCAAGTTACCGTTGTTACGCATCCTGTGATAAACACCAGCAGAAGTACGCTTCAATTCTTGCTTAGAACCGTTTGTTTTAACTGTTCCAGGCTTGCTCCAAATCATACGCTTAACTTTCAATTCAAGCATAGACTTACGCATCCAGAACTCAATAAATGGTTCCCATTTAACATCGTTCCTGGTAAGAGGAAGTTGGTTCCTACGCTGAGGAGCGTAAACCAAAATATCCAAAGGCTTACCTGAAGCATCACGCATCATTTTGTCATCAGCCCACTCAGTGATCTTGTGCTCAAAACCATATGCAGAACCCAGAGATTCAAACATTGTGATTTGCTCACCCAAACGAGGAAGACCCAAAAGATCTTGATCGAATTCACCGATAGCAGCATCAACCAATTCAAGTTCAATTCCGTATTGCAGGAAAGTTGAGCTTACATAGTCAACAGTTGGGTTGTCACTAACGAGAGTGAAAGAATAAAGATAGCCCATGTTCCAAGGAACGGGATCTTTGATTACATAGAAACGAGGACCGTACTGACGAGAACCTACAGATACGATAGCGTTTTTAGAAAACTCGTTGGTGTCCAATACAAGTTGAAATTCTTGACCATCGATACCAGGCTTGCTGAGTTCAGCAGTGCTTGAAGGGATGTCAATGATTTTAGGGAACTTGTAAGGAACTGCAACTTGCCACTTCCATGCATCGCTGTTATTGTCGATGTAATAAGGAGTTGACTTGTTGATCATGTCCAAAAAGTCGTTGCTGTAGAGAGAGCTTTGAGTGTAGAGGCTGATGATCTTTTTATCATAATCAGCAGGCTCGGTTGAGTGGAAGCTCTCCAGGTGGTTAGCATCGGTGAGCTTACCTACAGCACGTTTGTCCATAGAAGCCACACGAGCATACGTAAATCCAGTTAAACCTGGGATTGTTTGAATTGCCATTTGTGTTACCTTTTTAAGTTATTGTAAGAAATTAAATGAACCAAGATGTTGGCTTAGCTGGCTTACTTGATTTCACTGAAGATTTTGATGCCTGTCTAGCAACTTCGCCAAATAAATCATTAGACTTTTTGGTGATGCCAGTCTTTTGAATCGTGGAGAGTGTTGGGTCTTTCTCAAGGATTTTGAGCAAGAGTGCAACCTTCACCTTCATTTCATGATTCTCAGGACGCTTCAGTTCTAGGATGGTACGGTCAAATTCTGTAAGAGTTTCTCCCGAATTTGTCTTATACTTATCAACTAGAAGGAAATCTTGTAGTTCACCAGCAAGCTTTGGATTAATTGGAATACCGTCAAACTCTTTTGTCTTGATCTTATCTTGCAAAATAGTTTGGACGTTATTATAATATTGTTGCTTAACAGCAGCTTGTTGTTTTAGTTGGGCTTCTTTCTCCTGTTCCATTTGCTGAAGCTTTGCTGCTTCTTTCTTAACCAACACCTTGTGGTGTTTCGTTGCAACAGTTTCAAGATCACCGTAGTTTTTCAGACGCTCCACCTCAGTGTCTACATCTTCTGGATCAAATCCTTGATCTGAGAGAGCTTGTCTTATAATTGCCACTTGATTGTTCTCTTGTGACAAATCCATTTCAGAGAAACTCTGAATCTGGTTATATGCACCGAAATAGTCTTTTGGATTAACCCCTTTAACAAAGATGGCATCAAAAGCCTGTTGGTAATCTTCACCAAACTGACCAATGAAGTTATTTACCACTTCAATTGCTCCCTTCTTCTTTTCTTGGTTAAATCTTTCAAGGAATTCTTCAGGAGTGGAGATGGTTACATCTTCTTCATCCTCTTCCTTTGAAAATACACCAAGTTTGAAAAGGTCCCTGGAAAGAGCTGTAAACTGACTAACTTGTTCTTCTTCAGTTTCTTCTTCCTCAGTGGTGTTTTGGGGTTCCTCTTCTTTTTTACTTTCCTTTTTAGCTGGAGCAGCAGGTGCTTCTTCTTCATTATCTTCTGCTTGTTCATCGTCTCCATATAGGAAGTTTTGAATATCCACTGTTGCATCCTTTTGCTCTTCCTTTTGCTCTTCTTTTTTAGCAGGAGCTGGGGCAGGAGCTGGTTCATCAGCAATATTCTTAATATCATCAGGAGAACCTGTGGCGGTTTCAGGTGCCATCAGATCATTTAATAGATCTGCGTTACCCATTCCCATCTCCATAGTATTCTCAATACTGAAATTCCCAAACTGGGGATTATCAAAATTTTCGGCCATATGTAGTTGTATTTACTTGGTTTTCAATGTAAAAGTATGTTACTCTAGGTAAATCACAAAGAGATAAGGTTGCTTACACCCCAATATTCGGGATAATATAGCATTAATGTTTTTTGCTCTAATCAAGTTTGTTTAGGATGGAGTCATTTATTATCCTAAAACTACGTATTGGAGCTATATCTGTAAGTGTCACTTGTTGTACATCCACTCCCCACTTCTTTGCTTCCACTCTCACCTTTTTGGTAAGAATGTTGTCTATATCTGGATCTAGACAATTCTCCAGGGAAGTGGTGATAATTATGTTTTTTATAATTGACTGTGTCATGTCTGCCAAAGCATCTTGAGCATCGTACACTTCTAGAAGAAATGTTTGTACGTCCGCTATCCTATATTTGATTACACCCTTAACCACAATGTTTTGTTTATCCTGTGTATAAAGTGACTGAGGTGCTAAACTGAGTGTTGTAACCACTACATGTTGTGTAATCACCTCATCAAATATGGGAAGTTTCACGTGAAACCCTGGTTGTAAAACCTTGACAAACTTACCGTTACGAAGAAGAACACCCTGTTCATAGTTGGGAACTATGATGGCTGGTGATATATAATACCACCAGTTAGTGAGCATTTCTATGAGTTTATCAAACATTACTTTTTGATATTAAGTGTGGCGTTTGCGTATATCTTTATCTGGTCTGATGTGTAGTGTCTAACATGTCCTCCATCACACAATACTACACACCAGATATCATTCTCAAAACTTCCACCACTAGTTACGTAAATAGCATACCCGTCTTTATAGTCTTCAACCACTACAGGTATGGGATTACGAAACTCAAGCATTATTTAGATTTTGGTTTCTGTGCTCTGTTTTTAGCGTTCAGTTTTGCTATCTCCAAGTCATTCTTCTGGTTCTCTCTAGCCACCTGAAGCTTCTCTCTTTCCAAGTTTAGTTTCTCAGATTCAGCTCTCTGTTTAGATTGTAACTCATTCATTTTCAATTGATAATCCTTAGCAGCACTAGCTTCCTCAGCAGCAAACCTGCTCACCTCAAGAACATCTGGAACTGCGTTTGCATTAACATCTTCACTCTCCACCTTACCAAATCCTGTAGCTTGGATGATGGCAATCTCTTTCTTATTGATCCTATCAAGCTCTTTTTGGTAGTTATCGTTTGCAATCTTCTGTTCATTCTGAAGCTGTGCCTGTTGCAACTGAGCCTGAGCAATTTGTTGTTGTTGCTCCATTTGCTGTTGTTGCTGCTGCAGTTGCTGATCTTGAAGAGCCTCTTGTCTTTCTTTAAGTGTCTTGAACACCTTCTTCATTTCTCTGATGGAGTTGGTAGAGTAGAGTTCAATAATATCATGCAGACTTCCACCATTCTGAAGAACAGCTTGAGA